GATCAAATGCTCCTGCTCCTGCAGAAGCTGCTCCCGCGGGTGGAGAGAAATCAGTAGAACAAAAAGTTGATGAGATAATAGAAGCTAAAGCTAAACAAGAGCTTCCTGGAGTTATTGCTTCAAGAAATAACTCTATTCTTCATAAACATCTTTTTTCAATATATGAACATGCTTTAACATCTAATCAAGTTCAAAATAAATTTTGGGATAACGCATGGTGGGAATTTTGGAAACCAGATGATATAGATACTCCACCATCAGATGCTATTTCATATTCAACAGATGCTGCTGTTGCAACAAGTATTTTTAGTCAAAATAAATCTTATGACTTTTTAAAAGTATCAGGAAATTCAATAGGTGGTAATATTTTTGCTCAAAAAGGCAATAACTCCTGGCTATTAAACCACCCAGAAGCTGCTGGTGAAATACCTAATATTTCTCCAAATTTAATTAGTTATTTAGTTGTTGCTTATCTAACATCCCCCGCTCAAGAACAATCAACTAAAGACGCTACTAATAAAGACCAATTACCTCAAGTATATATTCCATTAGGATACTTTTTAGCTATCCTTCAATCATCAGGAATGTTGTATAATTCTAAAAAAGGAGATGATAAGGCAGCAAAAACACGACCTGTTATTTATATTGATTTTAATGATAAAACAAATTTCTGTTATGCTGAACCATATTCTCTTTCAGTAGATCCTTCTATATGTTTAGTTAATATTGGAGCTAAAGAAAGTTTGATGAATAATTTATTTGGTGGATTTAATGGAGCCGATGGAAAAGAGGTATTACCTAATACTTTAGGAACTATAACTGAGGATAACAAATATGTTCCCGCTGGAGATGTATTAAGTGCCGCTATTAAAACTAATAATTTAGGATTTTACAATACAAAATCTTCAGGATACTTGATGCACGTTATGATGAATATTGAGTATCTTGTAGGAAAATTAGATTCTTTAGCAGGAACGGATGCTAATAAAGAAGTAAAAGTTGATAAATTTTTAACTGAAGTATTAGGTGATATTAGTAATGCTATGGGTGGGGTTAACCAATTCAGAGCTGCTTTTAATGATGACTCATATTGTATTAGTTTATTAGATGAACAACGTATAGACGATGGTAATGGACCACCACAACCTGCTATTATAGATGTATTAGGATTAAATTCAATAGTTTATAATTATAGTTTAACATCTAAGATTTCTCCTAAGTTATCCTCTATGTTAGTTATTGCGGCGCAGGCAACTACAGGTAAAACTAAACAAGCAGCAGTTAATGCTAGTGCGGTAGCAAAATGGAATGAATTTGTTAAAGATAGAATTGCACCTACTAAAGTAGATAGTACTGATGGTGATGCTACTGGTGCTAAAACAGGAAACGAAACTCAAAACCAAGGTGCCGCTGGCTCCGAGGGAGGAGCAGATACACCAGATAACCAACTATCTAGACATCTTAAAGGAGTATATTGTACTTTTAGATACAATGTTGAAGACGTAGAAGCAGCAAGAAATACTCTTAGTGAAAAATTTAAAGCAAGACAAGCAAACCAAGAAACCACAGAAGGATCAGCAATGATTCCTTTAGAATTTTCTATTAAAATGGATGGCATATCAGGTATTTTAGTTAATCAGGCTTTTGTAATTCCTCCAGAACGTCTTCCTATATCATACCAGACTAGTGGTAACCCATCTTCAACAAAATTAGGATTTATAGTTAGAAAAGTAGAAAATTCTATTGAAAATAACCAATGGGTAACTTCTATATCGGGACAAAGTCTAGTATTACCTAATGCTGTTAATGCTCCTATTAAAAAAATAAGCGTTGATACTAATCCATTGGGTGGATTAAAAACAGGACCAGTTAGTGCAGGAAAAACTCCATCAACCTCTTTAGATCCAACGGCACAAAAATTAGATAACGAAAAAACAGAGGCAATAACTATTAATAATAGTGGAAAAAATACAACTACTAATACTTATACATTCTTACCAAAGACTGCTAAAAAAGAAGTTGATGTATTTATTTTCTATCCCGGAATTGATATAGCAGGTAAAACAGGTAGAGATTATATGCCTGCAAAAATAAAATCAGGTGCCGCAGATTGGTTTGATAAATATGTTCTTGTATTTCCTACTACATGGACTACTTCATATTCAAGTGTTAGAAAAGAAGTTGATGCTTTATTAGCAAAAGCGGGATTAACACAAAAAACTCTTAATATAGGTATTTATTCAGGAAGTGGAAATCAAAGTGCTAGTGTGTTATCTGCCGTATCCGCTGCAGGAAACGAACTTAAAAACTTCATAATGATGGATCCTGTTCCTTCTGCAGCTTTACAAGCAGCAGTTAAATCAAGACAAGCTAAAGGAGGTACATCACAATACTTGTACTACAATACAGAAGCTTGGGGTGGTGCTGGTTATTATGGAGGAAGTAATGCTAAAGGATTGTATGGCCCTATTAAAAATCTAACAGGTCTATTATCAAATGCAGTTAAAACAAGAACTGGACACTATGATATCCCATCATCTATGATAAGTGATATTAAAATACAAATAGAAAAAGCATTAGGATAATGGCAAAGTATTTTCCAAAAAATAGAATAACCGATAACAAATATACTAACGGAGATAAATTTTATAATTCCGATGGTACTCCATATGTTGGTTATTACTATGAAACATATGATGGAAAAACAAAAACAGGCAAAAACCCTATGGAGGGCCCTTCAGCTAATCTATTTCCAATTACGTCAAATCCTAATCCCCAAATACCCTCAAATGAAAATAATGCATTGTATTCTACATTATCTAAATCTAGAGGTCTTGTTAATAATTCAAGGATAGGTACTTTAAAAGAACCATCCCAATTTTATCCTAAACCAACCCCACAAGATTACAATAGAGGATATTTTACACGTTACGTAGCTAAAAGAAGAAATTCACCTAATTCTATATTTTTAGAAATAGATCAACCTACTTACCAAGATTTATTATTTAAAAGCGGTGTGTATAATTACATAATGTGGGAGGTTACTTCTATATTTTGGCAAATAACAGGTCCACTTAAAGATAATAAAGAAAATAAAGATTTTCCTAGAGCAGGAATAATTAATACAAATGAAAGAATTTTAAAAACTAAAGCTACTGCTTTTCCAAGCATAGAAAAGTTTTTTTCTAATCCTACTCAATTTGCTGTTTTAGAATCATTAGAAGTTATTTCTGCTCAATACACAAGTGGTGCTGAATTAATATATAGATCTAATGATAAGGATTACATTGGGTATTACCATGTAAGAGGAAATGGAGATATTTTTGATGGTGCTACTGTTGCACAATCTAAAAATGTATTACTTAAAGCTGCTAATACAACAGTAGCAGGTTCTATTTCTGTCTTACTAGACAAAACATTAAAAGAACTAAGAACTCAAAACTTAGCTGCTTTTATAGGAAGATAAATTTGGAAATACAAAGACATTGTCTTATATTTAATTCCAATAAAAAAAGGTTATGTTTTATATTATCGAAACTGAAGATCAGTTATCACGATTACATACGGATTGCACAAATTGCTTTATCAATATTATTCCGCTTAATGATAATTTTCATCCTAAGCTGAGTGAAACATGTTTGATATACTACAAATGCCCTACATCTAAAGGTTATTTATTTACTATCAACCATAGTGAAGCATTTAAGTTATCACTACAATCAGTATTAGATTATCTTACTAAAAAACATGAACGTATATATACGTTAGATAAGAAGGCAACTAAATACCTTATAGGTGATAGTTTACCTATTATTGATGTTAATTTTATGTTGCCCGAAGCACTTAAAGAAGAAGTATTCAATACTACTAACCATGACCATTTTTATGGTAAGTTTTTTCACATGAAAAATATTAATAGTATTATTCCTATTTCTAAGCACTATGAAAAACAAGAAAATATATTTGATAACATATCTTGGTGTTTAGGATTAAACCCAAATGAATACTTAAATGATGATTATACTGATGTATTCTATAATATAGAAAAACAGGGTATTGGGTTTGACGAAAAATTACTTAAAAAATATTTTGAATTTAATTGGTCAAACTATTCAGTATCTGATGGTCGTATATATGGATACTTCAATTTATATAATACAACCACCCGTCCTACTAATGCATTTAATAATATAAATTTCAGCGCTTTAAACAAAGATAACGGCGCTAGGGAAACGTTCACACCAACAAATGACTATTTCGCTGAATTCGATTATAGCGCTTATCACCCACGTATTATCGCCAAAATCATTGGATATGAGTGGAAAACTAACCCATATGATGAAATACCTAAAGAGGTAATGTTTCAAAATTTATATGGGGGAATTAGGAAGGAACATATCCATGAACCATTTTTTGCTAAATTAAATAATTACTTAGACCACAAATGGGATATATTCGAAAACGATGGTGAATTGGATTTAGCAATGACTAAACTTCCTGCTTCGCGAATTGAGAATCCAAACAAAAACAAAATACTTAGTTATATTATTCAGTCATACGAAACATACTATAACGTTCAGACATTAAAAGCAGTATTTGATTATTTAAAAGATAAACAAACAAAAATAGTATTATATACTTACGATTCATTTCTATTAGACGTGTCTCGTAAAGACGGAAAGAAATTATTAACGGATATTAAAAACATACTTGAAAATCTTGGATTCCCCACCAAGATGAAGACAGGTGATACTTATGGGGTTTTAAACTAATTACAATATTTATGGATAATAGACTAAACTTAGAAGATTTGGCAAACAAGTTATTTTGTACCTTTACTACACAGGAAAATCTCCCACTAGTTCTTGAAGATGTTAAACGTAAGTATCAAATTTTATTTAATAAAATATTTGTTCTTCATGTTCCCTCAACCGAAGAATATGTGTGTACGTACAACGTAGATTCGTTCAACGTTACTGACGATATCCTCCCTGGTACTATATTATTACATAGAAAAAAAGAGAGCAATACCCTATATACAATTAATGCTTTAAACGCTTTAATTAAATCCTTAAACGGAGGAATTATGGATAGTAAATACATGGTTAACTGGAATGACTATCGTAATTGTATATTATTGACACGTGGTGATGACTTTAAAAAGTTAGATACAAAAATACATCAGATAATTAATTTATAAAATAAAACCAAGGTTATGTTAGATTTATCTTCATTTGACTGGGGGTGGATGAATGAGCCCAGTGACCGCACTTTAACAAGTGGTGACATTACAAAAAATTATTCGCAATGGCATAAAGATGCTATAACGCAAGAAATTTTTCAAGACAAAATGTATGAGAAGTTTTTTGATGTTGAAGAAGGAGACCTTGTAGTTGACTTTGGAGCTAGCATTGGTCCCTTTACTTACTCAATTTTAGGTAAAAAACCTAAACATGTATATTGTTTTGAACCTAGTCCCGTTGAATGGGATACATTAAAAAACAATACTAAAGATGGTCCTGTTACTATTATTAATAAAGCAATATCTAACCGAGAAGGAATAGGTCAGTTCGATTTATTTGGAATAACAGAAGACCATTCTAATGTCGCTTTATGTACAACATTTCCTAAATTCCTAGAGGAATATAATATTGATAAAATTGATTTTATAAAAACCGATTGTGAAGGAGGTGAATATGCTGTGTTTAATCAGGAAAATCTTCCATGGATTAAACAAAACGTAAAGAAAGTTGTTGGTGAGTGGCATTTATGTACACCTGAAGAAAAAGCAAATTTTAGAGCATTTAGAGATTTATACTTAAAAGAATTTCCCAACTATCAAGTATTCGCAGTTGATGGAGTTAATATTAAGTGGGACCTATGGAATGAACATTTCATTGAGTACTATTGTCAGGTCTTGATTTATATAGACAATAGATAAGAAAAATTTGGTTACCTCAAGTTTCCATCTTACATTTACGAAAACATAAAACAAGTTATATGGATTTAAAAACAATCAAATCGCGTCTCAATTCGCTACAGAAGACGAAAGGCGGAAATTCCGGTAAGGAAGATCGCGCTAAAAATTTCTGGCGTCCAACCGTAGGTAAAACTACGATTCGTATTGTACCGTCTAAGTTTGATAAAGCTAATCCGTTCCGTGAAGCGTACATTCACTACAACATCGGAAACAGGATGATGATTGCTTTAACTAACTTCGGTGAAAAAGACCCTATCGTTGAATTTGCAGCTCAATTGCGCAAAACAAGTGATAAGGCAAACTGGTCATTGGCCAAAAAATTAGAACCAAAATTACGTATCTTCGCTCCTGTTATCGTACGTGGAGAAGAAGACAAGGGTGTTCGCCTTTGGGAATTTGGTAAAGAAATGTATTTAGATTTGTTAAGTATGGCCGAAGATGAAGATATCGGAGATTATACTGATGTTATGGATGGTCGTGACTTTATCGTTGATACAGTTGGACCTGAAGTTACTGGTACTAAGTTTAACAAATCATCTATTCGTGTACGTACTAAGACTACTTCATTAAGTGAAAACAACGACCAAATTAAAACGTGGTTAGCTGAACAACCAGATGTTATGTCTTTATATAAAAAGTACGAGTTCGAGGAAATGAAAAAAACACTTCAAGAATGGTTAACTCCAACTGATTCAGAAAACACTGAAGAAGAAGTGGTAGAATCTGCACCTTCAAAACAAGCAACTGGTTTACAGTTAAATGTTAAGAAGAAAAAAGATTTTGATGAAGAAGAATTCGACGATTTATTTAAAGATGAAGAATAACATTTATGGCAAAAACAAAAAAAGAAGAAAGTTTAACTTCATCCGTATCGAAAGCAATAAAAGGTACTTTTGATTTAGAGAAATTTAAGACTGCAAAGTTTTTATCTCAACCGGTTAAGTTTAAACCCCAATCATGGATTCCTTTATCCAAAGCTTTTCAAGATACTTTGTCTATTCCTGGTATTCCGATGGGCCACATAACTTTGTTACGTGGTCACTCGGATACAGGTAAAACAACAGCATTACTTGAAGCGGCCGTAGCAGCACAAAAAATGGGAGTATTACCAGTATTCATCATCACTGAGATGAAATGGAACTGGGATCACGCTCAACAAATGGGTTTTGAAATTGAACCTGTAGTGGATGAAAGTACAGGTGAAATAGTAGATTATAAAGGATTTTTTATCTATACTGATAGAAGTGCTTTAAATACTATTGAAGATGTAGCTTCATTTATTGCTGATTTGTTGCATGAACAGAAAACAGGCGCTTTACCTTATAACTTATGTTTCTTTTGGGACTCCGTGGGTTCTATCCCATGTAGATTAAGTATAGAATCTCAAAAGAATAACAATGAGTGGAACGCAGGTGCTATGTCTCAGCAATTTGGAAATTTTATTAATCAACAAATAGTATTGTCACGTAAGGAAAATATGCCTTATACTAATACATTAGTTGCTGTTAATAAGATATGGGTAGCAAAACCTAACTCACCAATGGAACAACCTAAAATGAAAAATAAAGGTGGTGACACTATGTTCTTTGATTCTTCATTAGTTATTACTTTTGGTAATGTTACTAATAGTGGTACTAATAAAATTAAAGCAACTAAGAATGGTAAAGATGTAGAGTTTGCTAAACGAACTAAAATCAGTTGTGATAAAAACCATATTACTGGTGTTACTAGTAAAGGAGCGTCAATTATGACAGTTCATGGTTTTATAGAAGATGATAAAAAAGCAGTCGACGAGTATAAAAAAGCACACTCGGCTGAATGGCTTCAAGTATTGGGTACAAAAGACTTTGATATTGTAGAAGAAAATGATGGAGAAGAAGATATCAGAGACATATTTGACAATGAACCCACTACACTTGAAACAAATGAATAATAAAGATTTTTTTAAATCCCTACTCGACAACATAAAAGATTCTAAACAGGAGCCCTTGCATTTAAACAGCAAGGTGCTTCTGATAGATTCTATGAATACCTTTTTAAGGTGTTTTACAATGATACAACACCTCAATTATCAGGGACATCATATAGGAGGACTTACTGGTTTTTTAAAATCAATAGGTTTTGCAATTAACCATATTAAACCTACAAGAGTTATTTTATGCTTTGAAGGAGCAGGTAGTACTACAAACAGAAAATACCTTTATCCTGAGTATAAAGCAAATAGAAAACTTATTAAGGTAACTAATTGGGATACATTTGATAATAAGGAAGAAGAAACTGAATCGATTGAAAACCAAATAATTAGGCTAGTAAATTACCTTCAGATACTTCCTGTTAATCTTATTGCAGTTGATAAAATTGAGGCTGATGATATTATAGGACACTTAGCTACTCATCTTCCCGGTGAAGTAGTAATTATGTCTGCTGATAAAGATTTTTTACAATTAGTAAATGATAGAGTATCCGTTTATTCTCCTGTTAAGAAAAAATTCTATAATCCTCGTATGATATTAGATGAATATAAAGTATCTGCGGCTAATTATCTTAATTATAAAATATTAACTGGAGACGATTCTGATAATTTACCTGGGGTGAGAGGTATAGGACATAAGAAACTCCTAAAACTATTCCCTGAATTTGTAAATGAAGAAAAATATACTTTTAAGTATATGATAGATAAAGCAGAAGAGAAAATTGGAGAACATGCTCTGTATGGTAATATAGTTAATTTTAAACATCAATTAGATATCAACAGGCAATTAATGGATTTAACTAATCCAGTATTGACGGAAGAAGCAGTTGCTGAAATTGAAGAATTAATAGTAACATCTCCTTACAAATACAATAGAACAGAATTTTTAAGAATGTATAACGAAGATTTTTTAGGTAACTCAATCCCCAATGTAGAATTTTGGTTATCAAATACTTTTTCGTATCTTACATCATACAAATAAAAAAACAAAATATGGTTGCATTTAATAAGTTATCTCAGTACGGACTTGGATTTCAAGTCAAAATTTTAAATTCACTATTAAAGAATAAAAAATTTATCCTTACAATACGTGATACCATTACTCCTGATTATTTTGATAGTCAAGCACACCAATGGATAATTAAAACAACCTTATCTTATTTTGATAAGTATCATGCAACACCTACTTTAGAAACACTACAAGTAGAAGTAAAAAAAATTGAAAATGATGTCTTGAAAACTACTGTTGTTGAGCAGTTAAAAGAAACATTCAAGGTTGCCAATGATGACAATGAATATGTGGAAGAAGAATTTAGTAATTTTTGCAAGAACCAACAACTTAAATCAGCGTTGCTCCAGTCTGTGGATCTCCTACAGTCGGGAATGTATGATGATATTAGAACTATTGTTGATAATGCTTTAAAGGCGGGTCAAGATAAAAACATAGGTCACGAATATAATAAAGATATTGAAACCCGATATAGAGATGAAGTGCGTGGAACCGTACCCACTCCTTGGGATTTAGTTAATGATTTATTATCTGGTGGTTTAGGTAATGGAGATTTTGGATTAATATTTGGTAATCCTGGAGGTGGAAAGTCATGGACTTTAGTTGCCTTAGGTGCTTGGGCTGTAAGATTAGGCTATAATGTAGTTCACTACACTTTAGAATTAAGTGAGGGTTATGTTGGTAAACGATATGATGCTTATTTCGCCAATAAAGCAGTTAATGTAATTAGTAGCTTTAGAGCGGACGTAGAAAAAGCAATAGCTGAATTACCAGGTACCCTTACCATCAAAGAATATCCACCAGGAAAAGCAACTATAACAACAATCCAATCACACATACAAAAACTAACAGATTTAGATAACAAACCGGATTTAGTTTTAATTGATTATGTAGATTTACTTCGTTCTAAACGTAATAGCAAAGAACGCAAGGAAGAAATTGATGATATATACTTAGCTACAAAAGGTTTAGCTCGTGAATTAAATGTTCCTATTTGGTCAGTATCTCAAGTTAATAGAGCCGGTGCTAAAGATGATGTGATTGAAGGTGACAAAGCAGCAGGTTCATATGATAAAATTATGATTACTGATTTTGCAATGTCATTGTCAAGAAAACGTCAGGATAAAGTAAATGGAACAGGTCGTTTTCATATAATGAAAAATCGTTATGGGATGGATGGTTCAACATATTTTGCTAAAATAGATACATCCACAGGTCATATTGAGTTAGATGAAGAACCAATGGATGAAGACGGAATGGATAATCCTTCCTCAAGACCTACAAATACTCCTTTTAATGGAGGAGTAAGTACAGACGAAAAAAAACATCTAAGTAATTTTTTAAAGCTTAAAATGGAATCATAGTATATAATATATTTATGTTCACAAATCAAAAATATTATGGTAAAGGTTCTTAAATTCTCGGCTGCATGGTGCGGTCCGTGTAAGGCATTATCTCCTGTTTTCGAACAAATAAAGGGAGAAATATCCGGAGTTAATTATATAGATATCGATGTAGATACAAATCAAGCTATGGCTCAAGCTTATTCAATAACAAGCATTCCTGCTGTTATAATTGAAAGAAATGGAGAAGTAATAAATAAAATTATAGGAGCAAAACCCAAATCAGCCTATATTCAGGCTATTAAGGAATTATTATAAACATAAGGCAGATAACAATTTTTAAACATTCACAACAAAATGGACGTAACGCAAGGCATTCTCAGTGACATAACTACATACATGAAGTATGCAAAGTTTGTTCCCACACTGAACAGAAGAGAAACATGGGAAGAATTAGTAACAAGAAATAAGGAAATGCATCAAACAAAATTTCCTCAATTACAAAATGAAATCGAAGAAGCTTATAAATTGGTCTACGATAAAAAAGTATTACCATCAATGCGTAGCTTACAGTTTGCGGGTAAACCCATTGAACTTAATAATGCTCGTATATTTAATTGCTCTTTTTTACCTATTGATGATTGGCGTTCATTCAGTGAAATAATGTTTTTATTGTTGAGTGGATGTGGAGTTGGATATAGTGTTCAAAGACATCATATTGAACAATTACCTGAAATTAAAATTCCTATTAAATCGAAAAGATATTTAATTGGTGATTCTATTGAAGGATGGGCTGATGCTGTAAGAATGCTTTGTAAAGCATATTTTACAGGTGCTCCGTTGCCTTTATTTGATTTTAGAGATATTAGACCAAAAGGTGCTCAGTTAATCACTGTAGGTGGTAAAGCACCTGGTCCCGAACCATTAAAAGAATGTTTATTTAACTTACAAAAAGTACTTGACAGAAAGAAAAATGGCGATAGAATAACTCCATTAGATGCCCATGATATGGCTTGCCATATTGCTGATGCAGTATTAAGTGGTGGTATTAGACGTGCCGCGTTAATTTCATTATTCAACTTGGATGATGAAGAAATGTTAACATGTAAGTTTGGTAATTGGTGGGAAGAGAATCCACAACGTGGTAGAGCAAATAACTCTGCAGTTGTTATTCGTCATAAAATTGATGAAGAAGAATTCTTTAAATTATGGAAAAAAATAGAATTAAGCAATTCAGGCGAACCTGGAATTTACTTTTCAAATGATAAAGATTGGGGTACAAACCCATGTTGCGAAATCGCTTTACGTTCTTATCAGTTCTGTAACTTGTGTGAAGTAAACGTTTCAAATGTTGAATCACAAGAAGATTTAAACGAAAGAGTACGTGTGGGTGCTTTCATTGGTACATTACAAGCTGGTTATACTGATTTCCATTACTTAAGAGATATTTGGAGAAAAACAACTGAAAAAGATGCTTTATTAGGTGTTGGTATGACAGGTATTGGTTCTGGAACTATATTAGCTTATGACTTAAAGAAAGCAGCTGATTTAGCTAAAATTGAAAACGCAAGAGTAGCTGAATTAATTGGTATTAACAAAGCAGCTCGTGTAACAACAGTTAAACCATCAGGTACTTCATCATTAGTATTAGGTACATCAAGTGGTATTCATGCTTGGCATAACGATTTTTACATTAGACGTATTCGTGTAGGTAAAAATGAAGCTATATATTCTCACTTAGCTATTAATCACCCAGAACTAGTTGAAGATGATTTTTTCAAACCAACAATCCAAGCAGTAATTTCAGTACCACAAAAAGCACCAGTAGGTTCTATTTTAAGAACTGAAGATGTAATGGATATGCTTGAACGTGTTAAGAAATTTAATACGCAATGGGTTAAAAAAGGACATCGTAAAGGTGCAAACACAAACAATGTATCTGCTACAGTATCAATTCAAGAAAATGAATGGGAAAAAGTAGGTAAATGGATGTGGGATAATAAAGAAACATTTAATGGTTTATCAGTATTACCTTATTTTGGAGGAACATATAAACAAGCTCCATTTGAAGACATTACAGAAGAACAATTTAATGAAATGGCTACACATTTACACAATATTGATTTAAGTAAAATTGTTGAATATACAGATGATACAGCGTTAATGGACCAAGCAGCGTGTGCTGGAGGCGCTTGTGAAATAGTGTAATATGAGTAAAGAACTCACAAATAAAGTTGATTACTATATAGAAGGCGAGCGCGTGATATTCACAGCGCTCGCTCACATTAGACGCGGCCAGTGTTGTGGTAATCAGTGTCGACATTGTCCGTACGAACCAAAACATACCAAAGGAGGGGTGGTTATCTCAGAAAAGATACTTAAATTTACATCAAATAAATAGGTTATGTCAATTACACACAGCAAAGAAACAATTCTACAGGAAGTAAATAAGTTACAACGCCTCAACTATAACCAATTTTTTTGGTGGAGAAAATTTAGACCCAAACAAAAAGAATTATCTAAACACGCTTACTCA